CATTGGAGACAACTGCCAGATTGTGGTTGATGTGTGCCTTGCAAAGTATCAGGAAGAAGACCTTGAGCAAGTAAGTCCACATTACTCTGATGAGTATTACGCTGTGCGTTAAACAACCCTAAATTATGGTATCGTTGACGACGAACCTCTGTTTTCTGTACATCTGGTTTCATCGCATCTTCATACTTCAAATTGTACATACGTTGCAACAACTCAGCCTCGTCGTCAAGAAGACCCAACTTACGTAAATCATCCTCATTAAAGACAAGCTTATCTTTACAACACTTGTCCCTATGATGACGAAAACGGTGTTCACCCAAAACGCTTTTCTCTTTCAAATACTCAGCATCAGCAAATTGAGTATAGTGCCGCTGCATATCAGCAAGAGTACGTCTATTGAAAAGGATATCCAGAGTAGCTTCGCATACTTTTTCCATCGGTAGATGTTCACATACAGCACAGCTACGATGATTCAATGTAAAACTTTTCGACACGATGTCGATAAAGTCTTTTATGGTCAAAGGTTCCATAATTTAGAAGTAGATGTTGATATCGGAATTGTCACTTAACTCGATACCTTCTACTGAGTCATCAAAACTCAAAGAAGCTACCTCATCCAATCCATGAGCTAATGCAGGTGAGATACGACGAATGGAAGCAAACTTAGGAATAACAGAATTAATACGGGAAGCTACAGTAGAAGAGGGAACAGCATCATCATCAGACCACAACAGCATGGAGTAACGATCAAAATCAAAGCCATAAGTTCCAAAATTTTCCTTTGCCCATTGGAGAGTACTTTGACCTTTCAGTTTGTTACCATCTAATACTATATATTCGGCTGGCTTATACACATCAGCAATAACAAGCGTTGCAATCATATTATCATCCGACCGAAATGCTAACTTACTGAACAGCAAACTTGTTCTCCAATTTGACAACATACGTTTACCTATCCCAAATGATATGGAAATTGCAACTTAGTAGATTACAGATTTCAGTTTCTCGCTGTAGGTCTTTTTGGACTTGATAATCGTGATATTTTTCATACACTTCGTAGACAGTGTTAGTCTCTGAACAATATCCATCGACAATGTAACCCAACTTCTGAATCGGATACTGACGAAGAATGATTACTTCATCTATCTGTTCTTGTTTATCAAGTATGGTTTTTTCGTTCTTACCAATAGCCGTTTCAATACCATTACGTAATACACGCCTTAATGCTGATACTCGCATTCTTTGAATAGTCGTAGAAGAAGGAGCCTTACCTTTATTTGGAGAAGATTTTCCAATACGAGCTACACTCATTTTACGTCGAGTTTCCTCAGAAGGATGCTTACCATAATTTGGATGCTTCGCACCCGATAACTTAATACGCATCTTTTGTTTAGCTGTTTCAGAAATGGACTTACCATAATTGTGGTTATTCCTACCTGACAATTTATTAATAGTGTCCTTTGAATGAAACCTACCAGTTGCTGAAAGTCGTATCTTCTCGCATGTTTCTTTAGAATGATGCTGTCCTATACGAGATAACCTAATCAACTCCCTCTGTCTTTTTGTTCGTTTATAGACACCTATTGGCATAAAAACCCTACCTGTTGGTAAGCATTGAGTTCTGCCTTTATGTTTTCCCGCTCCTTGATAAGGAATTGCTGGTACTCTGGTGATAATCGTACAGTCGCCATACAAGTAGGACATGTACGCACTTGTGCAGTATCATCAAATCGTAGTGGTTCTCCGCAATGGTCACAGTCGTAGAAAAAGTTGCCAAGTTTCATAGTAGTTTTACCCCAAGAGACTTAATGCTTCTTTGATTTCAGAATTGAGAGAGATAAAACCCTTAATGATATCAGCCACATCTTCAAGTAATAGATGTACCGCTGTTGCAATCAGACTGGATTCTGGTCTCATTCTCTTTTCATGTGATTGGGAAGGTGGATACTCGTACAACAAGCGTTCTCTGACTTTCGACTCACCCTTTTCACCCACTATCTTTGCCAACTTCTCAATCTCTTCGGCAAGGTGCTGGTCGATTAGTTTAGCTTCGGCAACAACTTGAGCTACCGTAACGGCTGGTTGAAGAGTCTTGGTACGTGACAACGCTGCCCAAAGCTCTTCTCGATAATGAACGAGGCTGTCTTCTGTTGCAGAGATCGCCTTGTACGCCATGTCAAGAGCATCTTTCAACAACTTTTCCTCATCACTAATAGCTGGCATGTGTTGCTGTTGAATATCAGCGAGTTCTTTTTGCTTAGGGTCTATAACAACTTTTAAGTCAGCCTTCAACTGTTCCAAACGTTGATAGTGCTGCATAAAGCTGTCAAGAAAAAGTTTGATTTCTTTGGACGCAGGTTGAATAATACCCGGTTCGACGTATTCCTTAAGAGCAGGAGCTTTCTGTGTAGGCTTGTGCTCTACAGGTTTGTCTTTAGGGATGTTCGGGTCAGGATTTTTTTTTTCAGGGTCAAAGTCTATTTCAGCAAGACTTACTAAACCGACCGCCTGAGCGATAGCATTCTTCTCTATATCGTACAACTCATTTGATTCTGGCTTCACTGGTTGACGCTCTGCTTGAAGACCCTTACCTTTTTCAACGGAATTTACTTCCTTGTTATCTGTACCATCAAGAAGTGCACGGAACTGACGAATAGTCATTCTATCCATATACTGACGATGCTCATTGTCAAACTTCTCACGGTTAGCAACTTGGTTTTCATCCATTTCCTTCATAGGAATGTCATAACCCTTACCACTCTGCGTACCAACAGAATCATCACGCTTTTGCTCTTTCGGAAACTCTGTCATACCAATAGTCATATCTTTTTCCTTAGACGGTGCAGCTACAGGAATATTGTTTATCTTCGAATGACCAGAAGCATCGGCATCACGACTATCGGGACTAAATGACAAATCCTTAGTTACAGGAGTCAAACCAACCTTCTTAAGATGATTGAGATTCTTTTGCGCACGTACTACTTGACCTTGCGTAGTAATGTTCTTACGATATTCCATCCAAGGAATATGCTTGGAAACGACCTTCAAAGGAGCTTGCGTACTTCCCAAAATAGGTACTATGTTCTTTTTAACATCACCACCATAATTCAAAGCAAAATCATCATCCTTTGATTGCATCAAATGCTCTGGATGCTCAACCTTTTCAGTCTCAGCACCGTCAGGAATATTGATGTCCTTGATAACTTCCGCAGAACCACCATCAGAGATTTCGGGAGAAAGTTCGTTGAACAACTGTGCGTCCTCAACCATTTCGTTGATGTCACCCTCGATACCTTGTTCTTGACGCTGCATTTCTTGGATTTCAGTATCAATATCATCCAGCAAATGGTCTTGTACCTTATTTACAACTGCGCCCGTGTCAGCATGAACATTATCACCATTGACAATGTGGTCAATATCGTTTGCCATAAGTTGCCTCGTAGTTTTCATCACAGGTTTCAATGTCTGTGTCCCACCATTGTTGATTTGCATTTCCTGCATTACATCATTCGGAAGTAATTGTTCCTCTTGCGTATTTTTATTGATAAAAATAGTACCCTGTCCTGTTGGGTCTGGTTGTTTCATAGTATACGTTTGACCATCCACACTATTAAAAAACTCTTGCCCTTGACCCGTATTGCCTATAGGTGTATTCATGTTCTGTCCCAAATGATAATAAAATCACAACTCAAAAGATTACATATTTCAGTTTCTCTTTGTAAATCATGCTGAACTTGTCTATCATGTCGCTTCTCGTACACTTCGTAGACAGTATGTAATTCAGATAATTTCCGTCTATGCTCAACCGATTTTATATATACACCTTTTGGCATATTTTATTTCGGGATTGCTTGAAACCTCGTACAATCTGGTTTCTTGAACACAGGTGTATCACTACGCTTACGAACTTCTCGACTTGGTTTCTCAAACTCCATACCCTTAAGCAATTCTGCAACTGCTTCTTTGGTAAACGGATGTTCGACACCATCTGCCGTCTTAAAAATCTTCGGGAGAACAAACTTGCCACCCAAATCAATACCAACCGTAGCCACCACATTTTTTCTCAAACGAGGCCCGATCAGCCAAGAAAGTTCTGCTGTAACTTCTCGATAACCTTGGAAATGCTTGCCTTCCATTGCAGCATTCTTACCAATCAAGTACTTTGCTCGTGCACCCCACATACCACATTCGCCAGCAAAGTCAGCCAATGCTTGTAACGCCTTGTACTGCATATGACGGTTGATGGTCGAATCTACCATGTAGGTAGGATGAATCTGACGCTCTCGTGTGTCGAGAAGTGTTTCTTTTGCCTCAGACTGAACATGCATATTTTCTGACTTCACATAGACCTTGATTTGCTTGTGAGGTACAAGCTTACCACCCCATGTGTCAACCAACGCACCACCCTTTGCAAGCTGAGACACAATAGCAGGGTCTGTTGCTTGAACAACATGCCCTTTAGAATCACGATAACTGATAGTGACAAGATTTGATGCTGCTGTCTTGTTAAGACCAGACGACGTTATCTTACTAATAGTATTTTTTGCAGCATCAACAACTTTTCCAAGGTTGAGCCACGTTGGTGTGTTATTACCTGAGTATTTCGTAGACATGATGTTGTTCTCCTTAAAACTGGATTGGTGATTCTGCTTCATTAAAATCTTGCTTCTGTTGCTGCTGACCAACAGATGCTGGTGGTTGCTGTTGCTGTAGAGCTTGAGGAGTTACACCCTCATTCAATTGTGGTTGTACACCTTGAACAGCTTGGTCAATTGCTTCCAAAGCCGGTGGTTTCTCAAACTTTACAGTAACACTATTGTCGTTTGGATTAACTGACATATTGAATCGTTGCTTGGTACCTTCACCCTCTGCTTGGGTACTATCATATGCTGGTTGAGCTTGAGCAGTATCTGCGGTAGGCGGTGCATTTGTTTGCAATGCTGGATTTGGTGGCAAAGGATTGTTACCAGCTTCATCA